TCATCAATTTGTGATACCAATACCTGGTTGTTCGTCAGTAGAATTGCTTTGATCGTCTTGTCCATAATTTAAAACATCCTCAGTGTACATTTTTTCTAATTGTTTGACTGGATTTACCATGGTTACTAACCAGTCGGAAGGAATTGGAATAACTTCATCTTCGGAGAGAGCAATCCAGGGAATCAAAGAAACTTCAAATCCTGCTTTCACTTCACTCTTTTTCTTATCAATAACTCCAGGATTCTTCATTTTTACTAAACACGGTCTACGAAGAAAATAACCAATGACCTTTTGTTCTTCGTCTTCTCCAACAGCCATTTCATTTATGTCGGAGATTAGTTCTTCTCCAGACTTTAGAATCATAAGTTTAATAGTCATTTTCCACCAGTGTCGTATCCAAATTGGTCATCTTGTTCTTTTAGTTTACGTTGACGAATATCTTCGTGCAGTTTTGCAATGGCGGCACGAATTTCGGGAGTATCATCATATTCCCACTCATCATTCTTCTTGTTCTTAAATGATTTCTTACCCATAGAGAATTATTTTTATATATTCTACCAAGAAAAAAGAGGGGTGTCAACTGGATTTTGCCAGTTACCCCTCAGCGACGACGATATTCAGTTTTATTTATGGTGTGGTTAGGTATAAGTTTGTGGGTGGACCATTAGGGTAGTATGCTAGAGATGGGACCACCGATAAAAATAGTCATAAACATTCCAACAGTGAGAGTGGCGGCCGTAAAATTCATAAGTCGTCCTCTGTAAGTACGTAAATATTTAGAAAAAAGTGTATCACTATGATACACTTTTGTATCAACCATGGCAAAAGTTTGTTGCCAATCAATGACAATTATCAATTTACTGAATAGCAAGTGGTTGTAGTCGGTCAAGGATCTCACGATATGCGGGGACTATATCACCTTCGTCATTCCTGAATAGATCTTTATCAAATCTTTCGTCACTGCCAATCTTCCACAGCCTCATACTATCAGGACTAATCTCATCAGCAAGTAGCAACTCACCATGGGCAGTATATCCATACTCAACTTTGAAATCTACAAGATCAATACCTAAGATATAAAACATCTGGCGGAGGTAATCATTAATCTCTAGAGTCATCTTAACAAAAGGTTCTGGATCATATCCCATCAGACGCACACGGTCTGGTGTAAGTAGAGGATCATGCTTATTGTCATCCTTCAAAAAGAACTCCACAATCGGTTGCGGTAGTGGCGTACCTTCTGTCAGAGTTGTCTCACGAACAATAGATCCAGCAGCACGATTTCTACAGATAACTTCCAGTGGAACAATGTCTACCTTCTTACAGATCATTTTATTAGCACCAACCATATTAATATAATGAGTTGGAATATGTTCCTTAGAAAGTTTCTCAAAAATTAAAGCAGAGATACTACAACAGAGAGATCCTTTTCCTAAAGGATGGTCTTCCTTCTCTCCGTTCCCTGCAGTGACTTTATCATGATACTCAATGATGACTTGCTCTGCATCATCACCTTGATACACAGTTTTTACCTTTCCTTCGGTAATTACTTTCATAAAAAAGAGGGTGTTTTATCACCCTCTAGTATAGCATAGATGTCAATTAAAACCAAACTACTTTTTAAAAGTACTAGTACTACCACCACCAGATGTATATGAACTAGATTTTTTAAATCCTTTACTATCAAATGGTTTACCAACACTTGATGGGGTATTTTTACCATAGAATCTACCACCAGGACTAAACAACTTATTACCCCTATTCAAACTGACAACATTTCCTGTACTTCCACTACCTTTAGGATCGCCAACAATTTTTGTTCTAACATAATTAGTTCCCCCAGTTTTGTTTGTACGAACAGCTTTAAATTGAGTCTGGCGAGTTGGACCAGATGCTTGAGTATTCCCGCCAGTAGCACCAGCAGATTTATTACCAGTTGCTGTGGGTACTGCCATCTTATACACGGTCTTGTATTTGTTCTTTGCCCCAAACGGAAGTCCACGTTTATCCAATCTAGTTTCTTTAGATCTGCTTGATGCTTCAGGTTTTGGTGGTGGATCTGTTGTTCGTCTGCTGTTCCTGTTTGGTGGTTCTACAGTTGTTTTTTTACTAGTTGGTTGTGGTTTGTCTGCCTGTCTTTCTGCCTGTCTTTCTGCCTTTCTTTCTGCCTTTTCCTTCTGCCTCTGTTTCTTTTCTTTATTGTTGTTTTTATCTCCACCGCCACCAATTCTACCACTGACATTAATGCCACCGCTAACGGTGGTCTTCATTCTACCCTTCTCTGAAGATGCTGAATATGATTGTCCTGGATTATCAATTGCTTTACTAACAGCACTCTTGACTTTGGCATCTGTAGTCTTTGCAGCAACTGCTCCACGAGAAAGATTTACATTACCACTAATGTCAGTGTTTGCTTTAGCAGCTCCTCCACCACCCAATGCTAATGCAGTTCCAAGGGCTGCCGCAGCAACCCTTTTACGGAGACCCTCTTGTAGTTCCTCATCCTCACAAGCACGAAGTTCACATTCCAATATAAAATGATTAAACGTTTTCATGCTTTTAATACACGATACTGATTATAAGTTATTTAGTTAAAACCAAATCTTTTTATTATGGTGTTCTGGGACGACTCTTCCAAGAGTAATACTTAGTAACCCATCCTCAAATACAACTGATCTAACTTCCGTTTCTTCTGCCAGTGTCCAAGTTCTGGTGAAAGATCGTTGAGCCATTCCTCTATGGACATATGTTTTTTCGGACTCAGTATCCTCCCTTTGTCCTTCGACAAAGAGTTTTCCGTCTTGTGTGTAGACATTTACTTCTTTCTTCTTAAATCCTGCAAGTGCAATTTCTAGTAGCGACTCTACATTACTAACCTCAATTAAGTTATAGGGAGGGTAGTTTGTCTGTGTCTCATGTAGGTCGAACACTCTATTTAGGTAATCATGCATACCAATGCTGTTTTTAGAAATTTTATCTAATAGCACAGGCAAATCTGCAGCAGTATACCTTGTAAGGTTTCCCATGATTCTTAGCTCCTTTAAAAGCGAGTTTGTGTTGTGTGGACCCCGAAGGCATCCGATATATTTATAACATGACAACAAAAAAAGAGGAACGGTAATAACCGAACCTCTTTATAAGGGTTTCCGACTTTTGTAGAGACCGCACGAAAGGTCTCATCCTTATTTATCAATCCTTATGAACGACTGGATTTTTTGCAACATCAATGAAAGAAGGGCGGAGAATAGGATCTTCTTTTTTAATAAAGTTTGCAAAATTCTCACCTGCTACAATTGGAATAGCAGTTGCATGAGATTGATTGAACTTAAGTTCTTGCTCTTTACAGTACTCATTGTAAACACTAACAAAACGACAGACAAATAAAGTATATCCTTTAATAGTGCGATTACCTTGAGTAATATCAGCCTGAGTCAGGCACTTCTTAACAGGAACTGATGCAATTGCTTGTTTTGGTGCTCCAGATTTTTCAAGAATCTTTCGTGTAGCAAGTGCTTCCTTTTCCCTATCAGCAAAATAGTGACGCATCATATCACCGAATGAATCAATCCCGTCATTCTTTTCATTCACGTCAGCAATGAGTGTAGAGAAAGTAGAGAGGAAAAAAGATCCACCTCGAACAAAGTTTCCAAAAACTTCTTTTTCGCAGTTATCTGCAGAAAACACATCTACATGAGTTTCAAGGAAGCGTTTTACAAACTCGTCTCCAGCTTCTTTTCGTGCCTTATCAACGTAACTGTGTGAGGTGCAGTTAAACTTTGCTCCTTCAAGTGTTCCTGCGATTCCGATGCCGAAGGGTTTAAGAAAATTGTAAATCAGTTTTGCCCACTTCTGCTCAGAGAAATATGCTGACTTGAACTTTTCATCCGTGCTTTGATTAGAACGGAAGTTGCAGTCTGCGTTGTGATTTTCAGACTCTACACGAATCATCTCTTTATGAGTGATCAGTGGTTTGTGAAAGTTGAGAAGAAAAGGAACACGGGAAGACCTTTCCCGAGTAACAGCAAAGAGCATGGAAATGCGATTGTTACCTTGGGTAGCAACCGTAACTCTACCTGGTCGCAGAAAACCAACTAGTGTTCCTGCTGCACGGTAAGAGAAACCGCCCATCCCATTCAAATCTCTCTCCTGATTACCGTACCGCAGATTATTTCCACGATTGTATTCGGGATCGGTCATGATATCTCCAATTCTGGCAGAGACATGAACGCTATCAACGCCTTCATACTCCCCTCTGGAGTGTGCTTCGATGACATCTTCAAGTTTTAGAAGTCCATCTGTCGGTGCTTTATCTAGAACCGGCAGGTGTGACAGAAGTTCTTGAACAATGTCTGCAACCTTATCAGAAAATAGGTCGCAAAGATTTAGTAGTGTTTTCACTGTAGTTTACCTTCCTTTGGTTTTGGTAAGTTGTATTGTGCAAAATCAACCGTTATGGAGTTAGGTTGACTCGGAAAAATCCGATATGCGTATTATATAGACAGATTGGTAGTTTTGTCAAGAGCCAGTCTGTCTCCAAGAACTCGAACCATTAGATTTAATGTCCTTTGGTGAGGTCTTTGCTTCCAACCATACCACGGTTTTTTCTTTCCGTCAACATATGGTGGAGTCTGACCAACATGATAGTATTGGTCGGCAGTGATATCATACACCTTATCGGTGGTGGTGTCAACCAACCACCAATGTGCTTCGTCATGATAATCAATTGCAGTTCTCTGCTCAAGGACATTCGTGTCCATTAAGTAGAAAAGAGCCTGTGAGGAATGATAGCAATGTCCAAACATTGGATTAGTCGCATTCTCTGCACGATATTTTTTAGTAACCAATTCTGGTGTTAGATTACTAATAATCGATCCCATAACTGATTCAATCTCAGTCATAGGATATGGATTATAAGTTAATGTTCTAGTTTGAAATATTACTTTGTTTCCATTATAACGATGTCTTTCAACTGTTTTCATTCACTCTCTTGTGTTTTCTTTTTACCAATGTTGTATTTAGTTTCTAGGACCCAAAGTTCTTTGTCACGATATGCCAATACTTTAATTTGATTTAGAGGTGCAATATCTTCAACAGATTCTGGTTTTACAACAGTAATGAGTCCCCAGTCTGCTAGAAGACGTGTAATGCGATTACGACGCTGCACGTCGTTCACAGTAAGGTTCGCTCTCTTCCCATCCAGAGCAAACAACTCCTTAAAGTGAACGATAAAATATCTTCCTTGCTTATGCAGGATGTGACAAGACTGATAGAGTTTCTTTTCCTTACGGGATGCAACTCCAATTCTTGTTAATGTCTCGCGGACCTTAAGAAAGTCATCTGGTTCATTCAAAAGAACTTCCACCATTTGGTCCTGAGACCATTCTACCGTAGGTTCTACAGTATTATTCATCGAACTCCTCCAATGTCAAGTCGTTTTTTAATAAAATTAATCTGTTCGTTTGTCAGGATTTTCAAAGCTTGAGATGCTTTTTCATTACTGTATCCATAATACTTTTTGATACATTCTAAGTCCGTGACTTTATCCTTACGGAGCCAGGGAGAAAATCTCTTCTTTTTCCTCAGACTATTTAGATAAAAAGAATATTGCATATCTTTACTAAGAAAGTTATACTTATTCATTTCGTTTGCAAACATCACACAGTCTAAATGTCCTGATAGACAACGATTGATAATGTATGGAGGATAATCTTTAATGTGTTCTGATAGATCTTCTTTATTAAAGTTGATTGAATTAAGCCAGTCTTTGAGTTCCATTATCTAATAATTTGAATGTCATCGTCTTCTGTCCAGAGTTCAACCTTTGTTCTGAACCTACCTTCTGCTTTGAGTTTTTCATATCGCTTGGTTGCTTTTTTCTTCCACCAAGCGATGATGTTATCAAGATAAAACTTGTCCCAATTAGGACCACGAATCAACTCCTCTTGCTCACCAAGAATTACTTCTTTGACATTTGAATATCCATATTCACAGAAGTAAGTTCTTTTCTTTTGTGTTAGGGATAATGCAGTCTTTATCACTGAATTAAACTGCTCTAATTTCTCATCCATCTCATATTCTTTTAAAGAATTGCGGGTGATAGAAATCATCTTTGTCTGACGCTTCATCTTTTTAGATGATGCTTTTTTATCAGTCAGAGGTTGATTGTTATTCCAAAAAGTAAACCGATCATGGAGACGGTGAAATGCTTCATCATGGAGGAGAGGCAAGAACTTACTCTCAGTCAATCCCTTGTATCTCATGAATGGTTTGAGTCCATCATACTGCGAGGCATCCGTAGTAGACCCATAGAGGGACGTAGTTTCAAACAGAGCAATGTCTTTCTCAAATACACGATTAAGAGTCTCACGGGCATAGTGAGAGCAGCACAGGAGCGCAAGGAGTTTCCCTCCAAGGTAGTTGTATCCAAAGGGTTGAGATGGAACGATCACAAATCCCATGGCTGCATGGCGATTGAAGATTGAAAGATTTGGAGATACAGAAATCAAATTTCCTTTCTCATCCTTTTTATCATTACCCAACCACAAGTTTCTAGGTTTAGAGTTAATAGTAGGAGATCCAAAGCGAATAAATCCAAGACAAGTTTGAGTGTTTTTCTCAAAGATCATCCAACGCAATTCTCTACCAGGAATGTTACTCTCGTTATTATGAGAAGATACTGCTCTCAAAAGATTGCCATAGTGCTCATGTGGAACTGGAGTTACTTTACCATCTACCTTAAATCTTTCTCCAACAAACCTAATGTCAAACTCCATCTCTTGTGGGTGAATATCTTCATTGAAGAACTCATCATGAAGTGGTGCAAGAGAACTTGTAGATTTGATTACTTCTTTTTTTACAAAACGCAGATAGTCCTCAATATTTCCCATCTCAGAAAAATACTTGATAAATTCATCAGCAGCCCAAACTGCATCATAATCAGATAAAAGCATTACACAATCAATTTTTTACTTGGAGTCTGAATAGTAGAGTACATCAACTCATATTGCTCTACAACCTCATCTTGAGTTTCAGCAATATAAACAATATACCTTCGTGTAATTTCTACATCAGTATCCCTACCATTAAGTAAAGGAGACCAAGGTGCAAATCCC